ACAGTGCAATATAGATTATTTTAATTCCTAGAAATATTAAAGGAGAAAATATGACTGAAGATGAAAGACTAGAGGGGATGGGTTGTGTCGCCTTGATGTTTATATTCTTTTTCATTTCCCTTATAATGATGATGGTATTTTTTATGTTGGGGGGTTTGTTATGACGGGCAATATTTGCGACCATGAATATGTATCTTGCGGTAGAAGAATGTCAAAAGGGGAAAACATATTAGGATGGAAGGTAACGGCAGAGGTGGAGGACTTTGTATGTAAGAAATGTTTAAGTATTTTCAGTAAGATAAGGAAACCCGATCCACTCATGTTCTTTTCTCAATATAAAATGGTATGTCAAAGATAAAATGGATAAAAGCAAAAACTGATTATATTAAAGACGAAACGCAGAGCTTCGAAAGCATCAGTAAGAAGTATGGCGTTTCGGTAACGGCAGTCAAGGTAAGAGCCAGTAAGGATGGTTGGGTGAAACTGCGTAAACAAACTTTGCAGAAAGTTAACCAAAAGTTACCTGAAAAGCTGGGAAACGAGTTGGCAGAGATCAAAGCAAGGCACGCAAGATTAGGTAGGATACTGCAGGGCAAGGGATACCAGAAGATAAGCAAGCAGAAGGCAGTACCACAGGACTTTGATGACGCTCGCAGGGCAATAGAGACAGGTGTTAAGATAGAGAGGGAAGCATTAGACCTTAACAAGAATACTCCGCCGATGGTTAACATAAAGAACATTATTGGTGCTTGGATTCGGGGAGAGGAGGACAATGCTTGATTACAAGAACCTGATAGAGAAGGGCTTTGACATCGTGGACAAGAATGGCGACAGGAAGCCGTTCATCCTCAATCCGGTTCAGAACCAGTACCTGGAATTTCTTAAGGCCGACTACCCCGACATGGAGGGGATAAGGGAGAATATCCTCAAGGCACGCAGGGAGGGTTTCTCAAGTCTTATAGACGGCATACTGACAGTTGACTTTTTGGCGAAGGAAAACATAGGCACTCAGATAATATCCCACAACGAGAAGGAAACACTATTATTATTCGACAGGGTTAATTTCTTCATAGATAGCTTTTGCGAGAAGAAGAAGATAGATAGGAAGTGGCTGCTTGAAACGGACAGCCGGAGCTTCTTGAGGAACAATAGCAACGGATCATTTATGTTTATAGGGACGGCGGGAGCAAAGATACTTGGCCGTGGTCCGACACTCCAGAACATACACTGGTCGGAGATAGCCTACTACGCCAACACGCCAGTCCTGAGTGCGGAGAAGCTGGTAGTCGGTGCGGAACAGCAGGTAGCGATGGGGATAGGTAAAATCTTTAGGGAGTCCACCGGCAACATGTGGGGAGACTTCTACTTCAACGAGTGCGAGAGGAGCCGGAAGAAAGAGAGTTCTTATAAGTTCCGTTTCTTTGCTTGGTTCGTTGACCCCGACAATTCAATAGAGCCGACACCGCTTACGGACGAGGAGATTCTGATGAGGGAAAGATATAACTTAACAGATGGTCAGGTCTGCTGGTACAGGGAGAAGATGAAGGAGTTCGAGAGCAAGGCACTCGGCAAAAGGGAATATCCGTTTACACCAGAAGAGGCGTTTCTTGCCACCGGCACGGGGTTCTTTGACCCTGACGTATTGAAGAATTACAAGGACAAGATAGCACAGCCCAGAAAGGTAGGCAATCTTGCTATGGATGGGATCTTTTTATAATGTTTAAGGTATTCCGAGAACCACAAGCAGAGGAACTTATAGTCATAGGAGCCGATCCGGCAGACGCTGGTAGTTCCTATTGTGCAGCCCACGCCTTGAGCAAGAAGCAGGCCGATGTGTTTATGGTCTTCCATGCAAGGACTGACAGTGCCCAGTTCGGTTATGAGATTTATAAAATGGCACGATATATCAACCGGTTCACCGGTAACTGGCCTTGCATCGGGGTGGAGAGGAACATAGGGTCGGCAACCATCAATGTCTTGCAGACGCTCAACTATTCCAACCTGTTCCGTATGCCGAAACTTGGAATGGAAGTTGACGACAAGGAGCAGGAAAAGATTGGCTGGCTGACCACAGCCCAGACCAGGCCGAAAATGCTGGACGAGTTGGGGTTGGCATTGGCTCAGGGGTTGGTGAGGATTTACGACGAGGACACAGTTAAGGAGTTGTTTTCTTTTATAAGGAATCAGAGAACCGGCAGGCCAGAAGCAGCCGAGGGTTCTGATGACGACCTTGTTATGGCGTTGGCTATTGCTTGGCAATTACACGGATTGGCAAAGGTTAAGGCGTCCTCGGAGTGGGACTCTATTATTTCGAGATTTCCGAAGCAGAAGTTATTTGACAAGAAAGGACTGTACTGATGGACAAGGCAGCAAAAGAACTCGGTGCTTTGTTGCTGAAGCTCAAGCCTTATCTGCTTGAGATAGATCAGCAGGTGGTGGACACTTACAAGGGCGAGATAAAGCTCACCTTGAGGGTGTGGGAGGGTTTTGTTACCGATGTTGTTTCGATGAAGGTAATACGCAAGACCTTCAAGCAGCCACTTGACAAAGTAGCGAAATAAGACTTACTATGTAAATATGGCAAAAGCTCCGAAGGAACTTAAAAAAGTAAAGTTCGGCGAAAGGGAGCAATCCCAGATCCTCGAGGAGTGCCAAAAGCACGAGCGGGACTCCTATAACTACCTTGCTTCCAAAAGAGACACCTGGCCTGACAAGGAGGCAATGCTCATCTGCAAGCTGGAAGATGACATATCCGGTGGACAGAAGTCGCAGGTATTCGATCCGGTCTTGTCAACAATGCTTCTCGAGCGGACGGCAAGGACAATGTACCAAAACCCCTCCGGCAAGGCTTATGCAGTTTCAAGGGACGATGTGGGTAAGAACAAAATAATGAACCTCCTGTTAAAGTTCTTCAGAAAAAACGCCAACGAACAATTTTCTCACCTTATGAAGTTACGGATGCTGGATTTCTTTTCCGGTGTCTTCGGCTCTTATTTCGCCCTCATCCCTTGGAGAGTTAACCCCTACCTCAATTACATCGGTCCAGAGCTACTTCTTATAGACATTTATAAGTGTCGTCCTCAACCGCACAGGGGAAGTGTAAACCAGAGCGACTGGTTCACAGTTCAAGACGACATTTCGCTGGCATGGCTCATCAAGCAGGCGAAGCAGTCAGACCAGTGGATCAATATGGACAGGATAGCAGCCCAAATGAAAGTAAAGAAAGACGAGGGCGACACGAGAGACTCCAGTTCTGAAACTTCGCTGGTCGAGCAAGAGTGGTATCCGTCTATTTATGGGGATGTTAAGTACCCTACTCTTAAGACTTTCACGGAATACCGCAGGGACTTGTGGATTACTTGGTGTCAGCAGAAGATAGACGAGAAAACGCAGAAGGCTTGGATTATTCGATTAGTAGAGAACCCTTACCCCGACGGTATGCTTCCGATAGTGGCGAAGCACGCCTTCCCGATGATGAATTCCATTATCGGGCTTGGGGAATTTGAGCGTGGTGAGACGCTGCAGAAAGCTCTCAACTCCCTTTGGAATCTTTACCTTGACGGGGTTAAGTATTCGATCTTTCCGCCTCTTCACATTAACCCTGACGAGGTAGCCCCGTCCTCTGTTAAGTGGGGAGCCGGTGAAAAGTGGTTTATGAACCACCCGAATGTAGACGTGCAGACTATGAACATATCCCCGAGGGGTCTGGAGACATTCCAGTCAACTTATGGTTACATGATCTCTGCGATCCAGAATCTGTCTGGTTCTACTACGGTAACGCAGCCACAGGGTCAAGAGCTTTCGCTGGGCAAGACCCCGCAGGCCATTCAGTTCAGGAGCATGATGCAGTCGGCAAGGGACGAGTGGGATCGGTTTATGATTGAGGATACTATCAACGAGGTTTACAACCGCTGGATTGCTCTTATTACCAATAATATGACCGAACCGCAGGTATTGAGGATTTACGAGGAGGAGATTAAGGATGTCAAGGCAGCCTATCCGGAGGAGAACATGATCGAGGTGTTCAAGAGTGGCAAGAGGGGTAATTTGACAGTAGATAATTCTGTCTTTTATGACAAGAAGTCGAAGGACAATAGGCCGGTATCGTTCGACTACGAACTTGAGACCGGTTCGACTATGAAGAAGAACATCGAGGACGAGGCTCAGACGATTAGTGCAATAATCCAGTCGTTAAGTGTCAAGGTGGGACAGACCACAATTCTCGAGGAGATAAGGGCGAAGGGCGGGGACGTGGATGTTAAGGAGCTTTATAAGCGGTGGGTGGCCTTGAGCCTGAAGGACTACAACAAGATTATCATAGAGCCGGAGAACATGGCCGGAGAGGAAGTTACACCGCAGGGAGTTAACCCAGAAGAAATCCCAGTGCCGACCGGCCAGCAACAAGTGACACCGGTAGCAGCACAACCAGAAACACCAAGACCAGAATTTACCGATCCGGAAATAGCAGCAGCAGCCGAGCAGGTGCTTGGCGGGATGGCCGGAATACCAGCAGCATAAAATGAAGAATAACAAGTCTATTAAAGAGCAGGCAGCAAGGCAGGCGATACCGCCAGTACCGCCACCGGATTTTATTAAAGAGATAGTTGAGGAGACCAAACCAAAGAGGGAAGTAAAACCAGATGAGGACAAAATCATCGCACAAGGCTCGGAGTCGGACTTTTGGAAGATTCTCAAAAGGTTTATCGAGAACTACCAAGAAAACCTTAAAAAGACTACACGAGAACTAGCAACGGCTGGTAGCTTCGATCTTGAAGCTATAGGGATGAAGTATCTTTTAAGCGACCAGATAGTGGGGGCCTTGGAGAATGTAGTTAGTTTTGTAGAGAACAAAAAGAAAGTTGTCGAATTAAAGAAAGTAGAAGCTGAAGAGGTAGAGAAGAAAAGGGCTGAATTATTATTAAAGCGAAAGCAAGAAATGGAGGCAA